CATAATTTATCTTTGGTATATTTTGATTGTACGCTCCCTCTGGTAGTACTTTTTTTGACTTGTAGGGGCCGTATTTATTGTTTCATATTGAAGTAATCCACTTGCAACTTTCTTGTCGTTAGAAAGCAAAAAATAGTCATACTCTCCGACCAGTAAATCTGTAAATGTTTGTTCAAAGTAAAAATACAGTTTGCTAATCATTAGGTCAGTAACTGTATATTCATACTCGGTACCACTCATTCTGTGTTTAAGAACAAGCGTATATTCTACTGATACCTTTGAAGTGTTGCAAGGAATGGTTATATTTGTACTGGAATTATCTATATAAATCATAATAAGTATAGTATATCTTTATATATAATATAAAAAAGTATCATTTCCTTTTAATTTTCATACTTTTTTATTTTATTTATCGTTAATACTATTTCTATTGAAATTTTGCTAATTTAATGTTTGTGGCGAATAATAACCCTAAAAAAGCACGCTTTCCAATTAATCATTGACAAGTATTTTTTTTCTTTTTTTGTTTCCTCATTATGCAAAACGCTATATCGTCCAATACCGTCAATTAATTCAAACTGTTCGGGACAGTACTTGTCAAGGAATGATACTGGTACCCCCATTACCCCATCATAGTCGCAAGGTATATCTTTTGTCTTGTCGACGTTAATTGCATCGTAATTGTCGTACTTCGGGTATTTTTCTGGGGTATATTTCTGGGCCAGTTTCAGTGGTTTCTGTCTCAACTTGTGGTCCATATTTGTGAACCAGCCTACATTTCCGAACTTTTTAACGGTACCATCCGACTGAGTGAACGTTGATATACTAGTTACTCCGAACCAGACCTTGTTATCTTTGATCAACGGAAAAAAGTCCTTGAAGGTTATAACATTTTTATTTCCGATTATTAAAAACTTTTTCATTCGATGTTCATCCATTTTACGAAGTCCCTAAAAAGTGAAAACGGTGGATTTGTAATCACAATATCACATTGGTCTTTAATCTTTGTACATTCCTCAGACCTAAAATCTCCGTTCCCTTCCAGTGCTGTTATTTTTTCTTCTACGCCATCGTAATCGTACCTCCAAGCACCTTCACCGATATCGTAATTTGTGGCCGTTAAACGCTTTAATTTTAGACGGTCAAAGTTGTCTTTGAAGTACTTGACAAAGTTACTCCAGCGATAGTCGTCACAAGGACAATAAATCCACTGGTCCTTTAACTGGTCAACGTAATGTTCTACTTCTTTTTGAACATCCTCGTATTGTGTATAGAACTCATCGTTCTTCTCCTTTCGGGCTGTTGCTAAATTGGCATTCTTATTTGATATCATTTCTTTGAATTAGTATTCTAATAAATTTCATTTTTCCATCTACAATTGGTTTACCATAATCATAAACTTCTGGTATTTGTCTGGTGTGTAGGCACCCCAAAATTTGAAACTGGTCCTCATTCCACTTAACAAAAAAGTTAAGTGGTACTCCGATAGTTCCATAGTAATCTTTAGGTATCTTCTTTACACTGTTTATGTTGACTGCATCATAGTTGTCAAACTTCTCTGTAGGTACTTCATCAGATAACTCAATAAAGTCTTTATGTACTGGTAAATTGGTAAAATAAACAGAAGTTGAAGTCTTTATTTTATCTCCGTTCGGATCGGTAAACTCGGTTGTGTTCATAGTCTTGTATCCGATACGCATTTTATGTTTCTTAAAAAGTGGGAAGATGTGCTTGTACCCAGCAGCAATAATGTTCCCTAAAATTAAATAGTTCTTCATATAAATAAATATACCTTAACTTCAAAAATGTCAATAAAAAAAACCCTCGGTATAAAAATACCGAAGGTCCGCGTATATAGGTGTTTATACCTATTTAGTCAATTCCGATAGCAGCAAGATCAGCAGCAGCCATATCGACTTCCATTGGAAGGCCCTTTGAGTAGTCTGTCAATGTAATGGTATAACCGTTACGATCACCCATTGCTGTACCAGCCTCACCACCAGCAGCAGAAGCACTAACTGGATTGTCATAACCGAGGTAGAACAAGCGATTGTTGCTATCCTTTACGATAACGATAGTATTTGAAACAGTAGCAGCCATTATTTGAAGTCTCTTTACCTTCTCCATCTGGCCGAATACAAGAGCAACGTCATTCTGGAAGTACAAAGTACCATTTTCCTCACTGATTGTTGCTGTGCTTGTGAAAGTACCAGTCTGAGCAGCGAACTCCCACTTAGCAAAAGTAGCAGAACCACTCATAACAATGCTGTTGATTGTTTCAGCAGTAGCATCCATTGTAACAGCACTGATTGCATCAGCATCAGCAATATAGATAGCCTTGATACCACCAGCATTGTCTTTACATTGTTTTGCAATAGCCGCTAAAGTATAATTTCCACACTTCATATTATTTTGATATATTTTGAAATTTATTATTTTCTAATAAGGGGTGGGCAGCGGGATTGCTACCCACCAACGTCGAGTATTTATTACTCAGAAAGAATAGCACATTCTGAAGGATAAGCAACTTGCACACCAGCAACAAATGCACAGTGTAAACGATATTCGTCGTTATCTGTAGAATACCAGATACGGAAGTCGTCCTTGTCACTTACAAGATCACAACCATAGAAGGTGTGTGAAGGTACAAGGGAAACAATTGCATCAGCACCCTCAAGACCAGCCATACCTTTTACTTTTGTAGAAGTTGCTGGAAGTACGATTTCGAAGTTTTCGTCAATGTTTCTCTCATAGTGATAAAGATTCTTAGCAGCAAGTTCAAGAACAAGGCTACGGAAATCAGCGATAGAAAGATAGATAACACTCTTTGCAAGAGCAGCCGCTGGGATTGCGTTGTAAACAGCAAGTACTTTCTCATAAACTGTAGCAGAAGTAGCAGCAGTTACGTTGATAGCACCACCAGTAGCACCAGTTGTTTGTTTAAGAATCTTTACAAGACCATCACCGAAGGCCATATCGCCAGTACCAGCAGTATCACCTTGCCATATAAGGCGATCAATTTTTTCATTTACATTGTCAATAAACTTGTCAACAATTTCTTGTTCAAATGGTTGGTTTTTACGTCCAGCGCCAATCTGAACTTGGTAGTTCATCCAGTAGTCAGCCATAGCATTCTGACAGATAGAAGTCTGGATCTTAATGTTCGCTGGTTTCATAACGCGCTGTGTGAAAGCAGTAGAACCGCTGTCATTCCAGCCACAAGCCTTACCATTCTGGAAGAAACCATCAACCTCTAAAAGATTAAGGGCAGTGTCACCTTTAACTCCAGTCATCAATTCAAATTCCTTAGCAGATTTGGCCTCAAGACCCAACTTACTGATCAAAGGAAGTCTTTGTTCGTCCACATATTTTGTGAGACCGCTTAAAATTGCACTCATAGTTTAAATAATTAATTTTTAATTTATTTATTTCTTATTTTTCTAACGACCTCTGCTAAAGATAATTGGGCATTGGTCTCTTCATTTTGTTCATCTTTGAACGCTGGAACTTCGTTAAATTCCTCTTTTTGTTTGTTTTCTGGATCTTTACCTTCTGAACTAAACTCTTCTTCTTGTTCTGGCTCTGGTTCTGGCTCATTGATAGGTACATATTCAATACGTACTTCTACCTTTTCACCTAAATTAACATAACCATTTTCGTCGATTGAAATAGCATAACGGTAAAGGTGTTCTTTTTCATCTTCTCCCCACTCGGATACGATAGCGTAGTCATCACCATTCTCAAGTAAATAACCGTAAACACCAGCGTCAGCAAGAGCAGCGTAGATATTTGCTTCAATTTCTTGATAAGAAGCCTCGAATTTTGCCTTTACAGCCTCGAACTTCTCTTTAGCACTGTTTTCTACAACAACCTCTTCTTCAACAGTTTCCTCGGTATTTTCTGGTTCCTCGGCTTTGCGGATTTCAGCAACTTTACCTTCAGCAACAACGATTACGTCACCATTTTCTTGTGTATATTCGCCATCCTCTGCTGGTGCCAATTCACCATCAACTTCTACGAAAACTTCAACGCCAACAGCAAGTTCACCATCGCTAATCAATGTACCTTTGTCGGTAGAGATTTCACTAAACTTTGCGATCATTCTCGCAAGATTCAAAATCTTTAATTTATCCATAATTGATAGTACTGTTATTTTAAAAGATCATTTATATATTCGGTATAAGGGTCATTCTGGGCCTCCATTTTTTCACCGACTGGCACCTCACTCAATTTGAATATGCCTTCGATACTGAAGCCAGCAAACTCGCCTTCTTTAGCCTTTTGCCATACGTCATCATTCTCAACTTTGAAGGCTGTGAAAAGAGAACCATCTGAAATATCTTCAAAACCTTCTGGATTGATACCTTTAGTACTATCTTTAATGAACATTTGTGTCATATAAACGCCATCAGTATCATCTTTATGATTGAGATTTACATTGTTGAAGTTTCCATTCTTTGCAAACTTTTCAACTATGTCTTTAATTGTTTCCTTGTCGAATACAACGTAGTATTCACCGTGAGTATCATCGCGTCTATAGATAGCAAAATCCGCTCTAATTGCACAACCGAAAACAATACGCTGTTCTTCGTCTGCTTCAAACTTGAAAGATTTCACATCTTTGTTATCTTCGTTAAACGCAAGGAAATTACTCTCAACGGCTGGGGAGTGAACAAGACTAATCTTCTGCACCCCTTCTACATTGTCATCTATGAATATTTTAAATATTGGTAACATTTCAAAAAATATAATATAAATTATTTTAAAAAAGTGTTGTTATGGAGGTACGAGACCTCCATAACCTATTGATTAGAAGCGGTTTTCAGATTCTTGTACGCTTACTTTCTGTGCTGTGTTTTGTAAGTCTGTTTCGGTAACGTACACTTTGGTATTCTGTATGTTATCATTGATAGCAGCACCTTCAACTGCAGAAGTATACTGAAGTGGTGCATTCACTGCAGAAATACCACCAGAAGAAGCACTAAATGATGCTGTTGCATTGGCACCACTGGCACCACCGTTGTATTTTTGTCTTGCTATCTTTGCGATATTTGCTACACCAGCAGCCGTTACTGCAGCAGCGTTTGTGATACCCATAGCCATTGCGATCGCTGGACCTACAACTGGTATTGCATTCAAACCAGTATTACCTACAGCACCCATATAAGCGTCAATTGCACCAGTGATAGTATTGATGGTTGCACCAGCGATATTGAAGGCTTTAGCGGCCTCAAATTGCTTCTCATTATTCTCATCCATAGTATCAGCAATTGAAGTGAAGATACTACCGATAGCGTCGGCCATATCCAGATAAGCATCCAGTTTCATTTGCTTTTCTGCTTTGGCTGCTTCGGCCCTTCTTCGAGCGTTTTCAGCGTCATTAGCAGAAAGTTGGCTGTTCACAAGTGAAATCTGTTCGGTAAGTTTCTCGTATTCTTGTAGATACTTGCTCTGGTCATCAAGTGATAGATTGTGAAATGCTTCAGTGTTAATAAGATTTTCATCCATTATTATTTGTCTTTCCTCTAATCCCCACTTTTGAATTTCGAGTAATCTACGCTGGTGTTCGTATTCCTCATCCTCGGTTAATTTATGATTGGCCTTTATCTCATTGAAATTAACATTTTCATAGTTAACCATACTGGAAGTATCACCAGCATTTTTCATTTGTTCCTCAGCCCACCTACGTGCTGCAGTAGCGTAAATTTTGTTCCGTTCTACGTTATACTTCTGGTCAAGAATAAGTTTCTTCTCATTGTTCTTTCCGAGCAATTTTAGTTCCTCGTTATACTGTGCTTCCAGTCTTTCCAGTTCTGTTCTGGACCAGTCAACAAGTGATTTCTCCAGTTGTTCCCTACGCTTTAGATACTCTTCGAGACGCTTCTTTGCTTCTTCTGCAGCCTTCTCTTCTTCATCAGCAAGTGCGTTTTTAAGTTCTTGACGTTTATTTGTAATTTTAGTACCAACCGCAGCAAGTTCTTTTGCTAAATCTTCGTTATCGTGGCTAAAATCTATAATTGATTTATGATAATCTTCAAGATTAGTCTTTAAATTGTTAACTTCCTTTAAATCCCAAGGGAAAGACATTTTAAATTCATCTGGTCCGTGGTCAATAGCCTTCTTAGTTTCTTCAAACTCGTAATCTCGCATTGCTTCAAGATACCTAACATAGCGAGCGCTTTCACTAAGTTTACTTTTTAAAGTTTTGTACTCTAAATCAAGATTTTTAATTTCTTCTTCAAGTACTTTTTTTCTTGTTTCAGCGCTGGCGGTACGCATAAACTTTACATACTCCTCACTGTTGGTTGTCATTTGTGTTTGATATTCCAGTACTTTGGCATATAACTGAGCCTCCTTTTCCCTATCTTTATCTTCTGATTTTCTTTGATTATTACGAAGTCTTTCTTGTTGAAATAAATCCAACGCTAAATCATACTCCATTTGAAGCATTTTCTTTCGATTCTCTTCTATCCTTAGAACATCTTGAAGGGCGCGTTCTTCATCTTTAGCGTGCAGTTTAAAATTTTCTCTGCTTAACGCTTGTGCTTGTTCATATTCAGCGCGTTTTTTGATCATTTCAATTTGTCTATCTTCTAATTCTTGCTGATCCTCTGCAAGTTTCTTTGCCTCGTCCATTCTCTGGACAATATTATCAGCACCGATAGACTGGAAGAAGCCTCTCATCATATCTGCAGTTGCGGATAACGCCTTTGCAAGTTTATCACCAATCCAGTCGGTAAGGTCCTCGACAATATTCATAATACCATCGAGAATACCCTTGAACGGCGCAAATGCTATCTCCAGTTTCTTGACAGCATCATAATTCTTTTTGAACGCGTCTACTAGACCCTTCAAGGCGAGAACAATAGCAGAAATTGCAATTAGAATCGGGTGTTTAGCAAGTGCCTTCCAAGCCTCTCCAAGCATCTTTGAACCATTTGTTGCAAGATATAATCCCTTTGTTAAACCATTAGCACCAAGGCCCATAGAAGATAGGGCTGTGGTAAATGAATTGGCATAATCACCGACTGACCTTTTAAAATCGCCAATTGCAGAATCTTGCTTTTTGAGTTCCTCTTGAATTTCAGCAATACGTTTACCAATCTTTGCCTTCTCAATACCATCGGCCATAGATTTATACGTCACCTTCAGTTGTTCACACTGACGGTTCAAGTCATAGTAACTACCCTTTGCTATTTCAATTACATCGGTACTACCCTTTATTGCTTGCTTCAATTCATTCTGGGCATTAGCAAGGTCATCGGAAGCCTTTTTAGCAGCCTCCGAGCCTACAACCTCTTGGTCAAGTGCCTTCTTAAGTTCTGTAATTTGTTTCTTAAGGTCGGCAATTGTCTTGGCACTGTTACCAGTGTCGACAGTCATCAGTATTTTGTTTTCACTATCCATAGTATTTATCTTTCAGTATATCCAGTTATATTTTGGATTGTTATTAGGTCCATTTTAGTCTTTTGGTTTGCAGCCACATCATAATCGTAAATCTTGTTTATAATATACAATTGATTGTTTATCATTACGAAGTGGTTAAACTCCAAATTGGTATAATCATTAGGTGTATAGAAATAAACATAAGCAGTAACCAATTTGTTGTTTCTGTTGTACCTCTCATCTATGTATTTCTTCCAAACATTGGTATAAATATCAGTGGCACCGTCGTACGCGTTTCCAAGGTAAGTATAATTCTCCATTGGTACAGCAAATACACACATTTTACCATACTGGTCAATAATATCCAATTTAGGGTAAGTTGCACTATCCACACCATTCTGGTCTTGTGAATAGAAGTATGTATTCGTTACGTTTTGAAGTGCTGTATCATCGGTGATTTTTACTGTTCTCAAGTTCAATTTTTCCTCAGTATCGAAATAAGATATACCTCTGAAGAAATAGAACGTACCGAACTGATCCGTATATTTATCATCCTTTGCCATATCCACATATATCTCCGCTGGTAATGAATACTCAATCTTCTTGTTGTTATACAAGTTGGTCCAAGACAGTACGTTTGGTGTATATGTAATTGAAGGAAGTGGTGTATTTTTAAACAAATCAGTCGAATTGGTATCGAAATTATATTCGGTAATAACTCGTTTTTCTCCGAAGTCAAAGCCTTGTTCTTCCTTGTACTTCTCACCAATAGTGGTTTCAGCGTCCTTATAGTTGAACAATACATATTTACTATCCCAAGATACTGGTTTTACCACAAACTCTTTGTCATAACAAATCTTATCACTCCAGTCATATATTTGATAGTCTTGGAAGTATTTATGTGAAGGTATAAACTTCAATTTCTTGTTCAATTTGTCGACAATAATGAAAATACGATACATCTTGCAGTAATTAAGTATTACATCGAACAGATTGTACTCATTGTTCCATAAATCATTCAAGGTAAAGGCACCACCACTTCTGGCCCAGTGTTCACCATTTATCTTTAGGTCTGCAGTACTTGCAGAAGGATAAATATCATAGTAAAACGTCACTTTTGTGTTTGGTTGTGTGAACGGATATTCATTCAACTTCCATTTTAATTTCCATTTCAAATCAACATAGGAACCGAACCTATCGTCAACTGTAAAATAATAACGAATTGTAGGTACGTCCAGTGTGGTTGAAGTCGTATCACCTACTGTTACTACAGTGTACCCAGAAGTATCACCAGTGTAACCAGCACCAACAAGCATTGCAGTCTGTTCCTCAACATAACCATTTGCCCCAGAAGCCACCATTGTAAGCAGTAAGGCATTTGTATTATTTATGGTTTTTCTAGCCACACCAGTCATAAAAGACGTATTCAAATTCAATCCTAATGCCATTGGTGAATCAATAGTAATTCTTCCATTGTTTACTGTTACTGGTTTTTGTTCAGTTACTGCAGAAGTCAAATAAATTGAACCAGTATATTCACTGTCAAATGTATCATCTGGATCCCAGTACATAAACTGTGTACTCGAACCATTCTTTATTCCACTATATGCGTTGTTATAACTGTTTCCATTGGCTACGTCCAGTTTCTTCATAAGCATAACGAGACGATACCAATATGTATTATTGATATTAAACCAGTTACTATCCAGTTCAAATGTATAGTCAGTGATAGTTTCCGCCTTCTTTTGGAAGATTTGGAATAATTTATTGAAGTATATATAAGGCTGTTGCAGATATGATCGGTACTCACCAATTTCACGAGGTTTCAAACCGTCTGGTATAGCAACATCTGGGTCCACACCAGTAGAACCAGAAAAGTCAATATCTTCCAGTATATCCTTGAACTTTTTCTGTTGATTGTTTACGTACTGGAAACTGTCGTACTCAAAATCCTCATCATAACAGTTGCAAGGCGCAAAGTTAATTACGTCATATATGTGCAGATTCGGATTATCGATGTTTTGTATTGTCTGACCGTGACTCCAGCACACTTTTACCAGTTCCTTTGTAATGTTTGAACTAACATACTGACTTCCATCCAAAAAATATGTTGTACCACTCTCGGAAGGGTCAAAAGTAATCTTTTTCAACTCTTGAAATACCTTACCCAGTTCACCGTTAAGCGTAACTTCATAGAAGCCAGTACCAGCGGTCTTTTTTGAAGTCAACATCTTTGCATATCCTTGCATAACAACATCCTCATTCCACTCAAGTCTGAAGTCCAGTTTCTTGTATGGATCAAAGTAAATACCTACGTCCTCTGAACCACCTTGTGCGGTAATGAAGTCTGGTTTATAAATCATACCGAAAATTCTGTTGTTCCTTGCTGTCATAGGTATCTTCACAGTCTTTGAGTAGTCATTACAAAGAATAGTCGGATTGTATAACTCTTCCAGTTGTCTTGTAATAACTACTTGTGTTTCGTCTTGAAGGTCTATTTCATAATTCTCAATATATAGTCTAATTTTAGCCATTAGTATATAATTGTTTGTTTATCTAATTTTAAGTTAAGTTCCAAATTAAAGAACTTATGCTGGTTATACCAAGTCTTTTCTGTATACTCTTTGTCTGTCGGAATAACATTGTATACTTTATCCTCATCTGTATCGTAAAGTACCACATAAGGTGAAACAAAGATACTTTCATAATAAGGGTAATACTGTTCGTCTATCCAGTTTGTCTGTACCTTCCATTTAGGTTGTACATCGATATTGATATTACGACTTCTGTTCTGGTAATCCTTCATTTCTTCGTATTTGTATTCAATACCGAACGTATCCACCTTTTCAAAAGGCTGGCACTGGTATCCACCGTATCTGTCTTGCCACATCAAATAGTATTTAGGCAAACAACCCATATCTACAATTGCTACGTGCTGTGGTGCACTACCATATACTGGCTCTCGCCAACAATCAAAGAATGCAGAAGCCTTTGGGAATACATCATTAACTTCAGCAGTGGTACCGCTGTAAATCATTGTTGTCTTACCCATATCGACGCGTGCAATAATACCTTCTGCGTCCATATCGGTATATCCGAGACTCATTAAAAACTCCTTAGCGCCATCATACTCATTAATTGTGTCACTGTAAATTGCTTCACCAACCAATGAACCAACTGCATTTATATCCAAGTATGTTTCTTCTTGATTAACATTACCGACTGAAGTTATAATTCTTCGTATATTAAAAAGATTTGGTCCAGAAGCATACCAGCAGTCAAACTCAAGATGAATTAAACCAGTATAGTCGTTTGAACTAAGTCTTATATATGCGGTAGAATGATTACAAGCAAGGTCAATTTGTTTGTTGCTTCCAGTCATATCAATATCCAAACTAACAACAGTGTCTCCAGCCAAAGTAATTGAAGTGGTACCACCATTCGCTGTTATCGTTACTACAGACGGATCTACTGCTGGCTGAGTTTGCCAAATCAGTTCACCACTCTCGTAATCATCAGTATAGTCGTTAGGTGTAGTGGTCGGTGTAATTTCGCGACTTCTACCAGCGTTGTGGAATAGTCCAAATAACGTTGTAAAGTTCTCGCTTGTACCACCAGTCCAAGTTTCTGGTATAGAACCATAGAGTTGACCATCAAATGAAAATGGCATTGAAGTAGTACCACTAAATGTACTCCCAGAAGCATACTCCATAACCACACCAAATCCCATATTTGAAGATTCCTTGTATGGTATATGTGGCAAATACTCTACAACCCCATTTTTAGCCCCTTGTAGGCAGTTTTGTGCCATAGGGTGTTCACTTGCTTCTGTGTGGTTAAATAATGTCGCTTCGAGGCGATTTTTACGATTGGGATAACGGAACAATAAGGCTACATCTTCTTGACTTGAAGTGTAGTCGGTATTGTTAATTGTCAGTACTACCTTGTAGGTGTTAATTACATTGATTTTTGAACTGTACTCACTATACAGAGGTGTCTTAAGACTGGATCTGTATTTTATGTTCACCAGTATATCTGTTATATCGAATGTTTTACTGGTCTGACCAACGTTCAAGAAACAGTTACCAACAAAGATAACGTTGTTCTGACCGTCTTGTACTTGGTATACGTATGTACCAGCGGTAACGATATTGAAGCCGCTGATAGTAAATTGAATATTTTCGTCTAAGTATTGCATAATATTTATCGTCTTGCTTTAAACAGATTTTGCTGTCGCTTAAATTCTTTTTCTTGTTCTTTCCTCTCATCTACCACAAAGTTTGTAATTACAAGGAAATCCATTACTGGAAGTGAGAATACCTCAGTATAAGGCATATTGGCTTTCTTTACCACCGCAAAGACGTAGTTAAGTAATCCATATTTTTCCATAGGGCTGCTTGTGCCCAAACCATCTTCAGTTTGTTCTTCATTGGCATCCCCTTTAGTTTCAGTGTTTCCGACATTAAATAGAGAAGGGAAAGTCTCTGTAATTTCATCCATTTTTTTCGAAAAAAAAAGCAGTAAGATTGAACAGTACTGATTGAGAAATCCCTAATATCTTCCTTCACCTCATCCATATCGTAACCATCATCATACTTGTGACCCTTTGGAATAATGAAGCAACTCAATATGTCAACAAGATCAGCCTTTGCTTTTACGTAATTGGAATAGTCAATAAATTGAGAAGTCGTAATCTTTCCCAAATCTGTCGTTACAGTGTATTTTCTATTGTGGACCTCCAGTTCCTTTCTGGTAGTATCACCCTCTGGAAATGGTTCCTCCAGTAATTTGTAAACCTCAACACTGTATTTGTACATTTCACTAATTGGAACATCACCAACTAACAATAACACCAACTCAAGCATTTGTTCTTCCTCTGATAGTGTCTCATTTTCAGTGATTTCCTTAATTCTCATAAATTGTCTGTATGTTATATCCTTCCAAGTCATAGTGTTAGTAAAATCTTTTTAATTTCCTTATTGTAATGAGAAACCATTTCTTCTTTTATAATATAAATCATCCTATTATAAAAATCAGTCCTTGTAATGGCTTCCTCAAGTAAATGTTTTCCCTCAGTACCAAACTCAGCAATCTTTTTACCTACTAGGTATGCCAGTTGTTTGTCAGTAATGTTATCGCTATGTGGTACTGGTTTTTCTTGTATCCACTTTTCCAGTGCTGGTGGTGGTGGCCAGTGTGGCCGAGTATCGTTTTCTACGTATTTCCACTCGGCTGGTAAATTGAATCCCAATTCTAACCTATTTCCTTCAATCTTTATAAGGCTGTTTATATTGTCCACAAGGCGATTTGGGTTCCCTTGAACCACTTTATCATTCTCGTACAGAAGTTGTCTGTAAACCTCCTTTAATTCATTCAGAAGGGCTAATATCTTATCTTGGTTCTGTATGTATAGTTCCATATGTTAAGCAACGTTTAAGTATCCTTTATTTAGTATGCTATCCAGTGCGATCATAGTGGCCATAATGCGGTCATCGTGAAACCCAGAAGCAGCGTTATAAGTAACTTTGCCAGTAGGTGTTTTCTGGACCTCATAGTTGGTCATTTCCATTTTCAAGTCAACATCATCCAATAATTGAACGTTATTGTTGTTAATTGCAATCTGGAACTGGTTTACTATTCTATTCTTTGAATTATTATCAGTATTGAAGAATTTGAACATTGTGTTTTTATAAACAATTAACGCTTTTCTTAACATTTTGCCCAATACCTCACCAATACTGTTCTTCTCCACAGTAACCTTTTTAGGCTTGTACTCATCCACCAGTTGCACAATAAAATCAATCGTCTCTTGTGGATCTTTATCGTCAAATGCGTAAAGTGCTACTTGCTGTTTCAATCCGTTGAAAATAGATATGGCTGTTCTATCTTGTTTACTACCAGTGCCCCAGTCAATACCAAAGTAGTACTCAGTATTGTAAGCGTCATATTTATTGCTGCAGACGGTACTGAACTCACCGAATACGGTACTGAACTCTTTGATGAACTGGCCCAGAATATCTGTCTGGTATTGAAGTGGTGGCATAGTACGCTTGTAGAATGCTTTCTTTTCCTCTGGAAGAAACATTGAAGTATCGTAATCATTAACATCAATACATTTTACAGTTTCAGAACCAGCCAGTCCTTCACAGTACAATTCATAGAAGAAACCACTCTCGAACTTAGGTGTAGATACCACCAGTACGTCATTGTTGTTAACGTTGGTATAGTTAAGTACGTTTGCAAATACTTCAGCACTAATATAAGCAGCCTCATCAATACACAATAGTCCGTGCTTCTTGCAAGTAAAGCCTCGAAGGGATCCATCCTTCTGTTCTGCAGACTTGAAGTGTATTTCACTTCCATTCACAAATGAAATATACAGTAATGTCTCATTCGCATTCGTCACCAGTGGTGTACCTTGCAGACTTTTTACAATATCCCTAAATACCTTCCTTGATTGGTTGTTTGTTGGTGCAACATAATATGATACACTACCAGCGTAATTGACACTGTTATACAGAAGTGCATTTGAAACGAACAGTGATTTACCTACTTGTCTGTGGGCCTTAATAACAAGCGTAAGGCCAAAGGGGTGCTCATCAATTAGTTTGTGTGCATCCCTTTGCCAGTTTATAGGTTTATATCCTTTGATATTTATTGTATTATTCGCCAAAATCTAATTTAAATTCTGTATCCTTTAGTTCTTTCTTCGGATTCTTATCTACCTTCTGATAAGGTTCCTTCTCAATATAACCCCTTTCTTTGCCTTTGCACTTCAAGTAAAAACAAATAGCGGTTATATCACCCTTGCGTATCTTCTTTAGTAATTCTTGTTCTGTTTCGTCAACCAGTTTCTGATCAGCGTCATACAACTTCTCTTTGAAATCACTATCATCTTCCATCCATTTACGTATAAGGGTTATAGTAGTATTCGCAGCCTTAGCAGCAACGGTCCATTGGCCATCATTGGCTACAAATTCGCGTAAGAATTTATCCTTTATTTCCTTTACTGTTCTTGGCGTTTGAACGTGGTCGCGTGTTGTGTTTCTCGCTCTTGGCATCGTCTTTAATAGGTTTATCCTCGAAGTTATTCTTATTTTCTTCGTGTAGTCGGTAAAGTGTAAGTATCATACCAATTCTACATTCGTTACAGCGCATATTTGTTGGTCTGTAACCGAGTTTTTCGTATACTCCGTATAATTCTTCAATAGCATTGAAATCTGGGGCTATAAGCGTCATTGTTTTAGCAACTCCATAAAGTATATCGTAATGTTTATGTAAAATTTGAAATTGTTCTTTAGTCATTATGTTAGGTCATTTATTATCCAAATTATTTTATCCAGTATTTTCTCAAAAAGAAGTATGAACTGGTATGTGTATTTAGTTGCATATGCGTTTATCAGTGCATATAGTGTAGCAACCAAAAATCCTTGTAATGATATCTCACAGAATATGTATGTAACTATCAGTGAGGCCCAAAATGTCATACACAATGAACAACCAAGTGGTGGTTTAAGTTCCATCGTGTGTAGTTTACCACTTGTAATGATTTCAGCAGCCATATTAGCCATCGACTGTGGTGCTCTGAATATATCCCAAATCAGTACAATTATTAAATTGATTAAAATTAATATCTTTACCATTTATAATATAATTTAGTTTAGTGATTATTTCCTTGATTACAAGCGTTGTTGTATTCTTTTGTACATTCAGTCTTTCAGCAACCTTTGCATATGATTCGTACTTGGTATACAGAAGCAATAAGTTCTTTTCCCAATCCTCAAGACTATTAAAGGCTTTATAGTATCTCAATTTGTCTGGATCACCGAATATACCACTGTTCTCATATTGTAGGTCCAGCATTGCTTCCTTGGTCTGTTTAAGGTATTCCTTCTCACCCTTCTTCAATAAGAACTTTATTTGTTTACGCCTCTGAGCCATTCTATTCTGTCTTTAGCAACTTTATTAAGATCAAACTCTGCACCCTCTGCAGTTAACTTTGATAGGTTATCCGAAAGTGTGGAAATTAACTCTGGATTACGTACCAATTTTGTGATTGCCTTTGCCCAAGCACTACTTCCTTTATTGTCTCCTATGGTGATTACGTTTCCATTTGGATTGATTGTACCACCCTTGTCAAAAAGTGGCACCAGAAGGCGTTTATATGGTTCTACGTCAGAAATAATTACTGCTTTATGTTTGATTGAAGATTCAACCAGTTTCAATTCTGATTTTACTTCATTGAAGAAGTCTTTACGAAGTGGAATTAGGACCACATCCATCTGGTCAAAGTGCGTAGCATAACTGTCAATTGGTTTTGTCCATACGCGTTTGTAATGTTCATCAGTCTCAACGTTTATCTTCGGTAAAAATTGAAGCAGCCATTGTTTGTACGCTGGTGATACGTTACGATAGTTGTCGGTAAATATACGTTCAAACTCACCCCAGCAAGTTTGATCATATGGAAGGTCAGTGGTCTCAACGTGTCCATCTGGATATACTATGTTTCGTTTACCGCCATCAAAGCCACACAATACGAACTGGACCTTATCTTTAACGTCTTGTGGTAATTGGTTTACCACTCCCTCCAGCATTCTAATATCAGCAACGTGACTGGATCCACCGACCCACCCTATACGGATATATGGCTTGTGGTTGTCAACTGATTTGAACTGGCCAACCCCTTCAAGGGCATTAGGGAATATAGCCACATTAGGGTTCAACGCTTTAATCTTGTTAGCGATTAGTTTGGTTGTACAAGTAATGTAGTCGCAATTACGTATTTGATATTTTATTTTCTCGGAAAGTTGTTTACGAAACGTTGAATATAGTGGGTGTGTACTGTTCAGTTCCCAGTTATCGTCTTGATCATTTATTAGAATAAGGTTTTTCTGTTTCAGAGCCTCGAACATTGCATCTGGAAGCAATCTATGGTATACGAACACATCGTAACCCTCAGTGGCTGCAATTAGTTCTTCAAAGGGTTGATTAGGTGTAGGCTTTAAAAAATCTATAGTAAGGTTTTCTGGGTTAAGGTCTTTAATCTTTTGGTATGGTAATAAAATTCTGTGTAAGGTACAACCATCGGTACCTCCGACAAATACTAGTATCTTCATTCTTCATTATCGTTATCGTTTAGGTTATAAGTGCTAAAGTCCGTTGGATCTTCTTTGCCAAATAGGTTAATAAGGTTTCTTGTTCTACCAGTTGGTGTTAGCGAGTTCATCACGAACTGTCTAAAAAAGGCTGTTAAGTGTTTGAAGCCTTGTTTGTTTAATTCATTGAAACGTTCTTCTTCGAACTCCAGTATGAGTAGGTATATTTCTTGAATTACATCTTCTTGAAGGTCTGGTGGTATCTTGCGTAATTGCTTCTTCCCCCACCGCTGGATTAGGTCATTCTTGTATATATAATTAACAAAATCGTTTTTATTCATATTAATAAATACATCATTAGTCTAAAAAAGTTAGGTTTGGTACGGTTTTTGTTGTATTTTTTAATAAAAAATATGAAAAATTATAAAAAGTCAATAAATAGTTATGGAAATAGACGATAGTTATTGGGATCAAAGAATCGAGAACGCTAAGTCTTTTGAAGGTAAATTAGAAGATATTCCAGAAGATAAGGAATACGAAGAAAATATGACTGTGTTTGTCGACGAAATATATAAGGTTAAGTGTGCTCTTGAAGTATTAATTACCGAGTTTTCAGACAAGGATGGTTTTAAAAACGAAGTCACTAAATTAAAGAAAGTTATAAATGAAATAAATAGTATATAATGTGGCCGAAGGTGGTAGAAGGCTAGTTTTTGCTATAGAGTGAGAATCCCCCCCTCACCGCGAAAGTGGGTTTTTTAGGCTCTATAGTGGCAAAACAGTCACAGATAAGTCTAAAGAACCCTCTTCTTTTTAGTATTATTTGTAGCCCTATCTCTTCTGGTCATAATTGGTCACAAATATTGTTTAACTTTTTAACAACCAACTAATTATGGCATCATTCAGTTTTTATTGCCGATCATCAAAGGTAAATCGGTATGGTTATGCACCAATCGAACTTTCCATCATTATTGAAGGAAAAAGGGTATTCATCAATCTTCCAATGAAGGAAAAGCCCAGTGTATTCAAGCGAAGTCTATCTTCACCAAAGAACAACGAAGTGAAAGAGTATGTCAGTAGTCAGTACAACGTCGTTAATAGAGCGATTAACGACATTGTTACTGGTGGACACCCTTTAACCGCTGATGCTCTACGCGAGTATTTGAAGTATGGTGGGTTCAAGGTGTATACGGTAAAGGATATGTTCACTGACTTCTTCCAGTTACTGGAGTTGAGAAGTACGTACGACAATCTTCTTAAGTACCTTCTTGTAAGGGATGAATTTTATTCGTTTGTTGGCACCAAAGACAAACCGTTGAAGGAAATAACCAAGGCGGATATACAAGCCTTCTACGCGTATCTATTGAAGTCCTACAAGACTTCTACTGCTGCTGGTAAGTTTGCAAAGTTGAAGTGTATATTTCATTTTGCTGTTGATAATAATAAACTCGATATTAATTTATTTAGCGGTATAAAATTATACAAAGATAAACCAAAAATCGAGTATCTGACAGAAGGTGAAGTGGATACCATTCTCCAGAAGCAATTCGGTATTGATCGACTGGATAAGGTCAAGGACCTATTCTTGTTCCAGTGTGGGTCTGGACTGGCATTTAGTGATATGGCCAATCTGCAGCCCTCGGATATACAAACGGAAGGATCTATTCATTACATCAAAAAGAACCGTCAAAAGACAAATATAGAATATACCAGCGTACTACTGGACTTTGCTGTGGATATTCTCAAGAAGTACAACTACTGTCTACCATCAATCAGTAATCAGAAGATGAACGCGTATCTGGGTGAAATCGGTACACTATGTGGTATCAACAAGAAACTGCATTCTCATTTGGGCCGTAAGACGTATGCCACTATGCTTCTCAATAAGGGTGTTAATATATCGGTGGTTGCAAAAACATTAGGTCACGCAAACACAAAGATCACCGAATCTGTGTATGCCCACCTCCAGACCAATACTATTTTACATTCGGTTGAAGGGTTGGTACATCATACATAATTAGGTCCTTGCAGCGTAGTTCTGTTGGTTTGTCCTTGAAGTAGTTAAGAAAGAAGATTGTAGATAGTCTTTCCAGCAGAAATCCGTGTAATCTGTTCTGGTAGGCACCATTCTTTGGTTTGGCATTTACAAACTGTGCAACGTCATCATCTGAATATAGGTGGTGACGTTCGTTGTAAATAAAAGTACAATTGAAAATGAAATCACACCATTTGTTAAATACCTCGTGTTCCAGTATACAACAGTTGCAAGGAAAGAATAAGTCTGGTATATTTGTATTCATTTCTGGATAGTATTTATTTACTATCTTAATCATTTCTTGATAATCTTCAACATTGTGGCACGCAGCGTATTGCCTTTCTACATTGAATTGAAATGGTTTGGGAAGTATGTTGATATGATTGAAATCATCGTCTGGTTTGAAGTATCTTCGATAGTGGTTAATCCCAATCCACTCATAGTCTGGATTTGTTTGCCATACGTCATAAATCTGGAAGCCTTCTGAGTACGTGTACTTCATTGGTTCCAATTCATTATTTGCTTGAATTACATTTGTCGGATAGTGTAGCCCAATATCCGTACCGTCCGTTATAATTGTATAGTTCGAATTGTCCACGAACTCTGGGCATTGAAATGGTTTGTGCGCTGTTATGTATATCATAGTCGTAATTAGTTTTTTATAAATCAAAACCCCCAGTACCGTATTGTACTGAGGGCCAACAAAAAGTTAAATAAATAATATATAGAAAACAATAAAAAGAAAATAGTGTAGTTTTTTAGTATTTATTAGGAGTAATTATTTAGTATATGACAAAAAATGTCGTATATATTTTGTTTTTATTGTTCGAATTTGATATAGATCGCTTCTATTTTTTTCCCCTATCTTCTTGTTTGTTAGTTTTATTGTCCGTTACCCTCGTGTCAGTTCACAACAAGTTTAAAACCAGTATTTTCCGTTGTGTACTTCTTCAAGTGTTTCTGTTTCATCGAGGCTGTTAGTTGCCATTCTGTGCCTTGATTGCCGAACCTTGTAGTACGCGGGCATTTTCTTCTTTGTACCGTATATCCATCCTTGATTGGATTGGCTACAGCATAATATCCATCGGAATAAAAATTGAATACCAACATTTTTTGATAGTTATCATCCTTTTGGAATTTTCTTATCTTTTCTTCGTCACAGAACACATCACCATATTTATCGTGTGGTATGTCTCTATTCTTAACTTCTGCTACGAAGGGTATTTTCTCGTCTGTAAGACCAGATATGTCATAAGTTGAATATTGGTCTATTGTGTTTAAGTTTCCGACTGCAGTGCATCCTTTTTGTAGTAGTATCTCTATTGCTTTGTTTTCTGCTTGTTTATCTGTCATATTTTTAAGTCTTTATATATAAATATACCTTTGACTTAAAAAATATCAACTATTAATTTAGAAAATTCAAAAAACTTTAATTTTGTAATGTCCAGATTACAAAAGTACCACCTATTCTCCCGAACCAGTGGTACCATATAATGTAATTCTTAATCATTAAAAAAATCAGATATTTTATGTACAAATATGTCACAATCATTAGGTCGATACCAGATAACCCAAATTGCTTACTATCTGTAATTTTTAACCTCATTTTTGTTAACCTTGAGGTCTGGAAGGTTCCTCACTTGGTTCCCACCGTTGTTTAGGCTACGGAATTTTAGTTTAATTAGTTTATTTATTTCTTTATTTTAATTCCAGATTGAAGCACTGGAGGACTATATTTATGGAGAATGCTGGCCAGTGATTATTTTAATTTTAGAGCGGACTCGAACCACCAAGTTTTTCTTTAACAAAGAAATGTTCAACCATTGAACTACTAAATCGAAGTATCACTAAGAAGCCTCACTACCATTTTTAGCATATGTTAAAGATTAATTGTCATACCCCTTAGTTATGTCTTGTTCAAAAAGGAAAGACATACACTGATATTTGAGTTTGTCGTTTAGTCTTTTTCTATCTTCCTCTGTGGGAATAATTCTTGTATTGTTATTACACATATCACTCTTCACTTTTTTCTATTATTTAAATTATTTAACTTCTGGTATAAATATACAAAAAAATATTTTAATTGTTACTGATCAAATTTTACCTTGTTCAATTTCCTAACTGTTCTTTTGATGTTCTCATTAGTTTGAGCGTCTTTAATCTTTTGAAGAACCCCGCTGGCTAAATCCGTAATGTTTGTTTCTTCTTCGAATTGATCTTGACAGTATTCAGCCAAATACTTGATGAACTCTACTTCTGATTTTGTAAATTCTATTTTCATATTTCAATAAAAATGAGGCAGTGTCTTTTCATTAGTCACTACTCTAATTACTCGGACAAAGCCTCATATTTTGCTTTATTATTATTCGCGCCTTAATGTAGTGAACAGCGCTTGTTAATTGTTTCTGATATAAATATACAAAAAGTTTTTTAATTGATGACTTCACATTGATCAAATTCATTCAGACACACCTTGGACTTATCCCCTTGAAGAAGGTATTTCTACATTAGTCAAGGTTCTTCAGTCATAATTGATCAATATAACAAGGCTCCTAAATCGTTAAGTTGAAAACGTAGGATTTTCTTTACACCCCTTTACCTTCCATACCATCAATACTAATCTGTCTCTACCCTAAGTACCATTACTGGCCCCTCTTCAAGTCGCGGATATAAGTCCTCAATTTACCGCACTGGGCTTCAATCAAATTACTTTGCATTTCTATTTTAGTGACTTATGCTGGTGCTGTGGATAGAATATGTAGGAACCACTTTACCTTTTGCACCTTTGTTTCGGTTATCTACATATAAATATACTAATAATTGAAAAAGTTCAATCTTTTTATTGATTAATATTGATCAATTTTTAAACTATTTTAATTTTGTAATCTGGACATTGCAAAATCATATATTTAATACATTAATTAATAATAATTTATATATAATTATATTACTACTACTTACTATATAACTAATATACTATAAGAAGTCCAAGAACTAATGCAAAAGCGAAAGATAAAAGAATGGTTGAAGAGAGGGGTGAGGTATCGTTGGTATTGGGTTGACAGAAAGAGTACAAACGAATTGTGGCAAATGTCTGCTGCAGAATTTGAAGCAGATAGAAAGATTATCACTATCAATTATGTCACAGAAGGATTGATTAAACCAGAAAGCAAACACACAATTTCAAGTTTCATTAATAAGAAGTTGAGTGTGAGAAACATTGTGAATGTTGACAAATTGAATAACCACAGAAACCATCAACTTTCAAGGGTCCAAATTTCAAGTAGATGTAGGTGCCTACCTTCGGTAGAAATGATGGAAGAAATAGAGAATTTTATCCTCAATCAAATTACAGATGACGTAGAATAAAGCAAAAGCCTCAAGAATGCCATTTATTTGGCTTCTGAGGCATTAAAACTCTAAAAAGGTATAGTTAATCATTTAGAAAAAATGAGGGCTTTAAATCGAAGATTTTTGAAACTAGAAGTGGAAGCCTAAACCATAAACAACATTAATACCAACGTATGGTTCGAAGTGAGGTGTTGGTCCAAGACTTAGTCCATAGCCAACGCCAGCACCGATACCAACGAATTGACCCCAGCCTTGCTTCTTATGTATAGTGACAGAAGTTGTCGTATTTACAAGTACAGTATCTCTGGGGATGAAGTAGCAGATTGAATCAAGTTCTGGTTCAACTCCAGATATCCAAATTTTAGAAAGACTGTCTTTGTAAATCTTCTGCTCTCTTATCAAAATTGTATCAGTGACATATATCGTATCTATGGCCCTAATTTCTTTGTACTGTATGTTTTCCTTATAGACATACAAAGTGTCCGTAGAATGAAGAAAAATGGTGTCTGTTTCAATTTTAATCTCTTGTTCTACATCAGCAGTGTAAGAACGTACAAGGAAGTATGAGAGTATTGCAATAACAACTCCCATTATGATCATTATTATTGTCTTTGTATCCATTACTCAATAGTTATTTGTATAGTTTCACCTTCAACATTTTGAAGTATTTTATATAGTTTTTTGAATGTTTCTGTGCTGTTTATAACTTTTCCCTTCTGTTTATTGTAGCCAACCAGTATACATCCGTCTGTATCTTCTGCAGTATTGCCAATATGAATTAATACGCCTTGATACCCCTTTACATTGATCAAACGAGGTAAATATCCTTCACAGAAACCGTAGGACTTAGCATACTTTTTATCGCTAAATTTTGGACTTTGTATTCCAAGTGTGATAAAATAAGTACCAGTAGGGATTGCTGTTTTGCCAGCCACTTTGATACGATTAATTTCAGAGAGTTTCATATCGCTGTGCAACCCTCTATCTACATCTTCCAGTGTATCGCAAAAGTACTGGCCGTTTATGTATAGGTGGCCGATTGTGTATTTAGGCCCCTTGTATATGCGTTGTAATAGTAAGTCCATATCAATATAATATATTTTTTGTATAGTTGTGGTGTCAGATAGTCTGGCACAATTTTTGTAGTAAATTGATCAAATCATTAAAAAAGTTAAGTAAATATGACAGAAAGAGAACAAGAAAGAAAAGAGTTCCTTGAGAACTGGAAATTGACTGACGAGTTTATCGCCAAGGAAATGAAACGAGTAGTGAACGGTGAAGAAACCAGCATTTTATGCTTCCGAAATATGGAATACTGGTCACCAGTAACCTTCGAGGCAATTGTCCGCTACCACTCCACCAAAAACGGACTTATACCGACCTTCAAGTACGGTCACGAAATGGTTCGAATCACCTTTGAAAAGGTTTAAAATTTAAAAGAGGAAACCCAATTAGGCTTCCTCTTTTTTATCTTCATCTTCTTCCTTACTTGCTACGGTAACTGTTGTGTTTCCGTGGCTAAGGGTAATCGATTTACCGTCTTGTATCGTTGCAATGATATTCGGTAGTTTCCAGAGTGTAGCGAAGGCAAAAAGTTCGGCAACTCCTTGCAGTACACTAGGTGAAATTTCGCCCATTGGTGGAACAAAAAAACTTGCAATCAAAAGGAACACAGATGCTATGAGTGATATAAAACCACCCACAGCGCCTTCTTTTTTTGCATATTCCCAAAATTGTCGAACCTTGTTCATAATTGATCAAATTTTAGATAAGTTGAACCAGTTTGTTTATGTTACCCTCTGGGCCAATGTTAAGTGTTGTATAAAGATGTGGGGTAAGTGAGAAGGTCTCATTTGTTTGCTTTACCCAGTTGCGTTTCCATTCTTCTTCCCAGTCGTTTATTCTCATTTCATAGTAAGATTCATCATAACGACTTTCTCCAGTAATTGCTGGAATTGCAAACCAAATGCTGTATTTATCATTACTATCGTCAGTAATTTTAACTGCAATACAATTCCACTTGTTTTGACTGTTGTCCGTGAACTTGTTATAGTCAATTATCTGCCAATCTGGATTTGGTGCAGCATCAAAATATAAGTCTTTGACTCTAAGCATACCATTTTTATAATCACACCAAGCATCACCACCATTTCTGTTATTATAAAAACCACCGATGTTAGTCCATTCGGTAACGTCGTATTGATTGGAATTGATTGTTAGTTTATATACCTCCATTTCAGCAGAGCCAGACATTGCAATGTTGTAAAGCAATGAACGACCAAAAGCACTACCAATGCTGTCAATTCCACGAACATAATTGTTTTTAATATCGTTACGGATTTCATTTACATTATCGTCTGTTACAACGTGTTTCCATTCTATTTCTGCAACTTTCCATTGGTGATTTGTATCTCCATTGTTTCTAACGATATACCAAGGGTAAATGCCTCTACCATTACGACCAGTCATATTACCAACAAATGTAACCTCTCTATGACGGTTTGATTGGTCATTATTGTCATATGGTTGTCCAGCGTGTGCCTCTACATAGCAGTCCTCATAAACATCACTATCTTGTGTATTTATAACAAGAATTGACATTTCTTGCTTATATTCCATATATCTATCCATCATTGCAGCCAATTCTGCATCTGTAAGACTGCTCAGATAGATTTTGTATTCAAGCCACTTATTATCACCACTAACCGCGTCATTGTAGATATACCAACCAAATGCTGGTATATAAACAGTAATCTCACCACTTGTGCTTGCACTTGAAACCACTTCTACCGAACCCTCTGCTGGGTACACAGAAATTGTAGGAATTACACCATTTAACGGGTAAAATATTACTGTATCTTTCCAGTCACCATATTGTTCATAGGTATCGCCAGATACCCTTGAAACATATGTGCCTTCAATACCATTATCAAAAATAAAATCAGCGGGCAATTTATCTAAGTTATCTAAAACATTCCATATCCAACTATCATTGTTAAACTTAAAATGTCCATAACTACCATAAGACACACACACACCACCCTCGTGATTTATTGAAAATGTTGCTTTAGTGTCATTACCATAATCAGCCTCAATTACAAGCCAAGCATTAAGGTCATAATAATCAACCTCAACTGTTGTAGCACTTGTTAAGCCAGTATGTTCCTTTACATATGCTATAGCACCATTCTTAGCACCAGTGATAGTAGATAATTCATTATAACTGTTTTTAATGTAGTAGTTACTTTCTCCACCACCACCGCCTCCACCTTGTTCAGTGAGTTTAAGTATTTCTAAATCAATTGAATAGACACTATCGTATTTCTTTGTTGTATCTCCGCCCAATGCACCAAGCGTAGCAAGGCGAACTTCATAATCTGAATTATATTCCATATTTCTTACTTTTTATATCTATAATATAAATTATTTATAATTTAGGCGGTTTCAACAACCCAGCCTTTGCTTGCTGCAAGATCCTTGTCAGCGTCAGTTAATTGCTCATATACATCACTGTGAAGTACTATATGTCCTTCTGTCTCACTCAAAGTAGCAACTGAGTTAATAATATTCAATACGCTTTGGTGAGTTAACAGTGGAGAATCACTCAAAGTTAAGGTCCTTTTTTCTTGCGTTGTAGCGCTCGTAAAGGTGGCACCTAAGTCAGTTAGTCCACCGATATTTTTTAAGGCCGTACAGCCCTCAAAAATGTACTCAAAATCGATCACCTTACCACAGTATACCGTACCGATTTCTTCTAAAGTTGGTGAAGCATAAGCACCTTCCATATCCCACACATTTGGTGAATTAATATTTCCTATTTTTTTTACTGGTGCACCATAGAACATATAATTAATTGCTTCTGCAACTGGTAAATTCAATGTGGTAGGACATTCTATTGTTAATCCAGAAGAACATTCATATAACATTGAAGTAAGTTGTACTGCAGAGGAAAAATCAATTAACGATATGTCAACTTTTGACACACCACTTGACTGATAAAACATCCACCTAAAGTCTGTACATCCACTCCAGTTCATATTCGGACCCAATTCTCGTATAACATCATTATCTTTTAAGAAGTTAACACCTCTAAATAACATATATCCGCATTTAGCAAGTTGTGGTGCATTTATAGTTGGTACGTAGTCAAGCGCTGTAGATTGAAGTAAACCGTTTGTTAATGATGTCAAGTTTGGAAGGTTTAAAGTGATTTTACACCTCAACCTTGTAAGATACCATATGAAACGGTTACTTCCCGCTGTAGTCAATGCTGGTAGGTTTATATCACCGCATATCCATTGACAATCGTTATAGTAGTACATACCAGCGACATTGGTAGCCAAAGGCATATCTACACTTGGATAGAACCAACAATTGTAATTGGAGTGCCAACACCTTTCAGCGTTTGTTACATTTGACATATCCAACTTTGGGAAGAAGAGTAATTTATAGTTGTTGTCTCTCCACCAAGCAGCAACAGAGGTAGTACCGCTATTCCAATTTTCGCGGTACTCCTTTACTTTCTTCATATCATCAACCATACGAGATAAAGACCATAACTCTGGGTGTTCTGCAAATCCTTTAGCACCATTTTCTGCTTCTGGTTCATACCAACCAGCATAATTTATGAGGTAATATTTGCATATTTCTTTGCGTATATTTTCCTCTGTTGGTTTGGTCCACTCTTTGGTGTATCCACTATATAGTTCAGTGTATTTATTGAAGTTATAGCCATAGGCTAAATTTGTTATATTCTCAAACATAATAATTTATTGTTTTTAATAATGTAATGGTGGAAAAACTGTCCATCCAGAAGGTATACCATCTGAACCAATTTCCCAAAACCAACTTTCAGAAGCCCTATAAAAATTGCCAGTTGCAGCAACACCAGAAACCCAACTACTTGTTACCATATAATCATAATGGTCTTTTGCTCGACAATCAATATAATTTAAACTACTACAATGATAAAACATATCTTGATAAGCACTCGATGGTATATATTCTGCTGGTAATGTTGGTGCAGTTGTTAATGATGTACATTTATAGAACATATAATAATAACAACTACTTGCTAATGTTGTTGCTGGTAATTTTGGTGCTGTAGTTAGTGATGTACAACCTCGGAACATATAACCATAACAACCATATGCTAATGTTGTTGCTGGTAATTTTGGTGCTGTAGTTAAATTTGTACAACCACTGAACATACTGGAATAACAATCACTCGCCAATGTTGTTGCTGGTAATTGCAATTCTGAAGCATCAGTTAATGATGTACAATTAGCAAAAAGTTTACACCCACAATACCACCTTAAAGCATTATCTGGATTATTTTTATTCCATAAATAATTAATATTACCACTGGCTTTTATGTTACCAGACATTTTAAAGTTAGTGTAATTCGAATAATTATTATTTGAAGATAATGTACCTCGTATATAAACCGAATGACCATTTGATAAATTAACCGTTGTTGCTGTGGTCATATTAGTCCAATTATCTCTATCTGTACTATATTCAATCGTTTGTCCAGTAGATTTTGCAGCCAATCCAACACTACTATTATTTGCTTTAGCAGTAAATTTTAAATAGTTATTATCAATCAAAGTCCAGCCGATAGGTATACCATTTACACTGTCGATTGTCCAGCCAGTCATACTTGAAGCCTTTACAAACGTACCACTTGATGCTACATTTGAAACCCAGTTAGTTGTACAATTACTTGCTGATATATTAGTTGCAAGACATTTAATATAATTTAAATTGGTACAACCACTGAACATACGATAATAACACTCAGTTGCCAACGTTGTTGCTGGTAATTCTGGTGCCATTTGGATTGCGGTGCTTTGAGCATATTGTTGATAACAAGCCGTTGCTAACGTTGTTGCTGGTAATTCTGGAACTTCCGTTAAACCAGAACAATTTTGAAACATACTTCGATAACAACTATCTTTTAATGTTGTTGCTGGTAATGCTGATGGTGCCTTTGTTAATAATATACACCCACTGAACATATTCCAATAACAACTATTTGCTAAAACTGTTGCTGGTAATGTTGTTGGTGCTGTTGTTAATGTTCTACATCCAGCGAACATACCATAATAACAATAATCTGTTAAAGAAGTGGAAGGTAATGTTAATTCACTTGCATCTGTTAATGATGTACACTGATAGAACATAAAATATCCGCAGTAATTTTTTAAAGCAGCATCTGGATTGTTGTAATTCCACAAGTAATTAATATTACCACTGGCTTTAATATTACCAGTCATTTTGAAATTAGTGTAGTTTGTTGTCGTATTATTTGAAGATAGTGTACCTCGTATATAAACACTGTTTCCACTTGAAAGATTGATCGTTGTGGTAGTTGTCATATTAGTCCAAGTGCTACCATTTGTGCTGTATTGCAACGTGTGATAAGTCGATTTCTTTGTTAAACCGACACTTGAATTGTTGGCTTTTGCTGTGAATTTAAGCGTATTTGACAATAGTAAATCCCACACTAATTCATCACCTTGATAGGCCCTAGTGAAAGCACTAGAGCCTTGATAATATATTTTCTCTGCTATCCACATATTTTATCCATTTATTAAATAAATTACCATTGGGTCTTTTACTTGTAAAGCATCGTACTGTGCTTGTGTAAGTGTTTGGGTTGTTACTGAAGGTACATTTACTGTTACGCTGTTCCAGCCGCCTTGTGCTGGTGTATAAGTACCATTCTGTGTAAAACCAGTTGAAGATAAAGGAACACTATTTACACCATCCGAATATCCACTTGTGTATCCAGTTGTCCAGCCAGAAGTAAATCCACTTTGTACACCATCAGTATGGCCACTTGTGTAACCATCTTGGAACCCAGCACTTTCACCCTCATTGTATCCATCTGTGTGCCCAGACGCGTATCCATTCTGGAACCCGTCGGTATAACCAGAAGTAAATCCACTTTGGAAACCATCTGATTCACCTATCTGATATCCGTCAGTGTAACCACTTGTATAACCAGAAGTAAATCCTTCTTCGACACCCTCATTGTAACCATCCGTATGGCCAGAGGTATAACCACTCTGGAAACCGTCAGTCTCACCGCTTGTGTACCCAGATTGAAAACCGTCTGTATAACCAGAGGTATAACCACTCTGGTAATAATCTTCCACTGGAACTTTAACAATTGCTGTAGCATCGTTTGTTACGTCATAAGTACCATTCTCAAAAATGGTCGTTTCTCCAGTCGGAGTTATACCAGTAGATACATTTACTTCAACCTCATTCCAACCACCTTCTGCTGGTGCAAAAGTACCATTCTCGGTGATTGAAGTACTTGTAAGTGGCACACTCTCTTCACCTTCTTCATAACCCACTTCATATCCATCCGTATAACCACTTGTGTAGCCAGAACCAAAACCATCTGCAGTACCCTCATTATAACCGTCTGTATGGCCAGAAGTATAACCAGAAGTAAAGCCACTTGTGAAACCAGACTGGAAACCATCAGTGTTTCCACTGGTGTAGCCATCGGTATAACCAGAAGTATAGCCAGATTGATATGCCCCTTCTGAACTTGTATTGTACCCATCAGTCCAACCACTAGCATAACCTAATTCATAATTGTCGGTATATCCGCTAATTATATATAAAGCATTTGTATCAATAGTACCAGCAGAAACAAGTGCATCGTATTCTTCTTTTGAAATCTCAATAATATTACTTCCACTTCCACCAGTTACGTTGACATTTACTCTGTCATATTCCTCAACGTCATAGTTGCCATTTGCAGTGATATAAAGTGTACTTATTTGGGATCCATCATCACAAGCATCAAGGCCAACAGCGTGTACATTCACTTGCATCCAAGCACCAGCACATACATCGGTAAATTTTAACTTGAAAGGTATAATAACAACATTGTAATAATCATCCAAATTGATACTTCCAGCATCAAGAATCTTATGAAGCATTAATTGAAGTGCTGTAGTTGCCTCTGATTGTATCTGCAGCATATTGTCACCACTCTCACTAAGGCGATCAGCATAGTAGATATAGAAATTATATACAATTTCATTTTCGCGCTTCATCGCGTTAGCGTTGTCAATGTTGATACACGGATAAGTTAATTCCTTTGTGTTCAAATTCTCATACAGTGAACCGACCAGTACTTTTGGATTGTTGTACTGGCCTTCTGCATAAGTTTTAAGTTTATTTATAATTTCTATTAATGTCATAGTTATAATACTGTTGGTAGTCTAAAAGCATTAGGATTTGATTTGAAATCTGCGCAGTCATCGCATTGGCACCATTCTGGGTATAAGGTACTATTTGCCTTAAGGTATTTACTCAATCGAAGTCCATAAAAAGCAGCCTTATTTGCGTAATATTGTTCCATAACTTGAACGTCCTTCAAACCAAGATTGTTAATATGATCATCATTGGTTTGTACAACGCCCAAATTACGCGTTTTTATAGCCACTGGGACTTGAATAAGGCTTGTGACCATCCACTCTAGGTATGGAGTAATATAAGCATCCAGAAGCAATTTATAGTTAGTGTCACCAGTAATGGTATCATCGTCAACCATTGAACAGATTTTGTTTAACAATTTAGTACCGATCAACTCTTGAAGATGTATGTTCTGGGCCAACTCAATTGCAGCGGAAATAAACTCAACCCCAGTATTGTCATTGATAAGACTATCGTCTTTCAACGTTTGTTCAGATATAAGATATACTTGTGTCATATTATTGAACCTCCTCTACAGTTTCAGTTTTTTCTTCCACTTTGGTATCAACCATTGTAAAAGGTTTAATTATAAATGAATTTTCCAGTCCGAACATTGTGTTAAACGCCCTCTGGATTGCTCGCTGATATGGATGGATTACAGTACGGTTGTAAAGTCTAAAGTTCTGTTCGTATTCCTCATTGTTGAACAGTGATCCTTCAATCACAAATCCGAATAATTGTGGCATTGCTCGGAAAGCAATAAATATGTTCTTTACAACGTCTTTGGCTAGTTGCTGATAACGTTTATCAAAGTCATCTGACTGAAGTCTTGCAACAGTCATTTCCGTATCTTTATTATCGTTAAAATTCAATAAGAACTTACCAGCATTGTTGGTGCCAGCGAACTTCTCTTTGAACTTTCTTTCAACCTCGCGCTTGTTTTCTTCGTCAACATCAGAACCACAGTTCAAGTTGATAATACAAGAAGCATTGAAGTCGTTAAGAATACTGTTCAAATGGAAGTTACTGATTTCTGTACTTGTGCGAATATCGGACAATGCACCGATATACTGAGGTATCGGATAGGTCTTGCTTTGTGGTGTCATCTGGCTCTTGAAATAGAATACAGAATTACGTACTGGTTTTTCCCTATCAAATAGTGATAATTTCTTTGATTTTGTATTATATTTAGCCCAATCGCTGGAATAATAAACATATTTTCCATCTTGTGCCAAACGAAGATTAGCAAAGTCAAGGTTGTACATTTCCTTAATTCTGTCTTTCTCATCTCTAAACACTTGGATAGCAAAGCCATCATACATAATGTAATCGAATACAGCCTTCTCCACTATATCTTCCAGTGTTTCGTAATCACCATTAACTTTCTTGCTAAAATCAGTGATTGTATCACTTATAATAAGACCATTTCCACAGATATAGTCCTTCATACCTTTGACGATACTTTCCATAACTGCAGAATGTAGGTAAAGACCCATCAAGTATTGAGGGAAAAGGTTATCTTCACCATATGATACGTAGTCTCTACGTCTATCCATTATTTCCACTAAATCTGGCGTAGGATCAACTGGATCCGTTACGCTAAATCTCAATTTTTGTTCTTCCATAATTTATCTTTGGTATATTTTGATTGTACGCTCCCTCTGGTAGTACTTTTTTTGACTTGTAGGGGCCGTATTTATTGTTTCATATTGAAGTAATCCACTTGCAACTTTCTTGTCGTTAGAAAGTAAAAAATAGTCATACTCT